GAAGGCCCCGATGGGTAAGGAATGGATGTTTCCTTCCTCTTCACAAAAAGGTGTTGTGTACACAGTTAGAATCGTTAACGAACAAATTACTTGTTCGTGCCCTGGGGCATGGAGCGCAAAAAATAAAGAATGTAAACACATGAAATCAGTGAAATCTGAAATTTTAAAACAAAAATAATTGAAACTTATGACAAGGGATGCGGCGTATCAAGCTATGTTAGAGGGTAAGAAAATTTCACATACATATTTCAGTTCCAACGAATTTTACCGAATGGAAGGAAGTCGTATACTTGCCGAAAATGGCGTTAACCATACCACTGTTTTTTGGAGCACCGAACTGAACGACTGGCGTAAAGATGGATGGTTCATAGTAGACTGATTGTCGTACCATCTTTACAAACAATTTTAAAAACTCGATAAATGAAAATAGTTAACATTGCTCTAGAACAGGATAAAAAGCTTCTTGACAAGTATCGTAAAAAGGTACATACACAATTTCCAAAAGCATTTTTATCTTCTGTACAAGGAAAATACACGATTGTTCAAGAGCAAGAAGATTTCTCACTAAAAGACGTTTTAGCTGAACTGTGCATTTGTCCGCAAGATACCCCACTACTGGCTTGGGAAATGGCGCAAGTGTCAGCAAAGACCACACAAAACTTCAACAGAACTCATCCACTTCGTTTAGAAGCCATGGACGCTAAAGATAAAATTGCCAGAATAGAAGGACGTAAATTAAGGAATCGCGTTGAAAAACCTAAAAAGCGAAATGAAATGGATAGTTATTACATATACGATTAATTATTTCCATAATGAGAAAGCAGTTCGGAACATTCATTGAAGAAATGTTGACTAACCATGGTTTTGCGGATACTCTACGACAAATAACTGAAAATGTGTACGAGGAAAGTGAAAGTTCTTCTGAGTCGTACTCAGTAAGTCAAGTTCTTTTTGAATGGTGTATATCAGCACAATTCGACCCCACAGGGTACGAGTCTGATGAAAAGAAAGCCTCTGTACTAGAAAAGTTACATCAAGTAAAACTTTCGTTAGTTAGAAACATGTTATCTGATTCACACCTTGATATGCAAATAATACTTTTATGCATAAAACATCTCAATAACGGCTGGGCAATAACATCAGAAATGATAGATTATCTAAACAAAATATATAAAAAATATGAATAGCGTGAATTATGTAGACTTTCTTAAGAAAACTTTAACGACTGAAGAAATTGCTCGATTGAATGAATCCTTATGTTTTGATAACATTGAGAAAAAAACTTTAGCTGTTAAAGCATTTTTCATTAACACTTCTGTATTTAATCGAGTCAAGCCTGTATTTGAACCAATGTGGTTAGCAAATTGCTTGATTACAAAAGGAAATGGATTTTCTATCAAATAATATTGATAGATTCAAAAGGTATCCATATCTTTATAAAAATAGTAAGTTATGTATTCATTAAAAACTCTTGTAAGAATACAAGGTTCAGTGTATTCTGTTGACAGAATCGTCATTTCTGAATTTATTGAAACTGAAGAACAGCTTGAAAAAATAAAGTTTGAAGAAAACTCAACACATGTATTCAGCAACAATGCACAAACTTTCTTTTGCACTGAAATTGAAGAAGCTGAAATCATTGAAGAAACTGTTGCAACGCCTGTGCGTGAAATGATTACACAATTTACATTAGAGATTTTGGAAACTATTTATCCAGACGTGTCAGAAGAAATAGTTGAAGCGTCTGAAAAAGAAATAATTGAAAACTAATAATTAACTATGCGAAATATTGGATACGCTTGTATTAACATGACTTTAGGTAAAAAAGGTATACTTACCGGACGTGCTATGCGAGCAGCAACCTTGCAAGAAAAAGGTATTGAACATGCGTCTGCCCTAGCATTGAAAAATGCAGAAGATTTGTACAAAATACTACAATGGAATCGTGACAATGGCATTTACTTTTTTCGTTTAGGTAGCGATTTGTTCCCATGGGGCAACAAACTAGATGTACATACATATACAGACTTCGAAGAAATTTCTGACGTACTTCGCCAGGCCGGCCAATTTGCCACTGACAACAATATACGAATTACCACACACCCAGGGCCTTTTAATTTGCTAGCGTCTCCTAAAGAAGAAGTCGTTATCAATACCATCAAAGATTTAGAAATGCATTCTTTGTTGTTTGATCTCATGGGTCTTTCTCGTACATCTTACAATAAAATTAATATACATGTCGGCGCCACTTACGGTGCCAAAGAAATGGCAGCTAATACATGGTGTAAAAACTTTGCACGACTTTCAGAAGGTGTACAATCCAGACTTACTGTTGAAAATGACGACAAGGCTACTATGTATTCTGTAGAAGATTTGTACAATCTAATACATCGACGTGTGAAAATACCCATTGTATTTGATTACCACCACCATACTTTCCAATCCGGCAGCCTGACTGAAAAAGAAGCTTTGCAGTTGGCGGCATCGACTTGGCAAGATATAGTTCCAGTAGCACATTATTCCGAATCAAAATCTACACATGAATCTAATCCGAAAATAAACCCCCGTGCACACTCAGATTACATTAACAATTTTATCGATACACATGGTTTATGTATTGACGTAATGATTGAAGCTAAAGCTAAAGAATTAGCCCTATTGGATTATGTAAAAAAACATAAGGTTTCTTTTGGAAAAACTGTCGGTGAGAAAATTTCTTAGGATAGTTATTAAATATATAATATCAATAATAATTATTTATAAATAATACAATAGACAATTATATATTAATATAGTATTAAAGTTATAATTTAAACATCTTGTATGAGATACAAAGAACACACAGTACGAAAGTTAGATGCACAAGCAACTAAATTGCGAACACTTCAAAAGATGATTAACATGTCCACATTGACCGGACAACAAGCTATTGACTTCATTGCCCCGATAGTAAAAGAAATTGAAGATGTAATTAAACGATTGATGTTGGAATCAGACGAATAAAATTAAATTGGCTGATAAAATGAATAGGTTGTACACAGTGCAACCTATTTTCAATTAATGTATAATGTACTTACTCGGTAAATTGGCTAAAACAACCGTCGCATTCACCCCGTTTTTCGTCGATAATTAAGAAACTGACTATTGAACTTCAAGATAAAAATATGACGTTAAATTTAAAATAAAAGTTATGAAAAAGGGAACAAAAACAGAAAAATCCAAATACCCCGAAACCAAGTTCAAAACCAAATTTGTGAATGGCACTAGATACATGATTTGTCAAAATTCTTTGCCAGAGGGTAAGTATTTCAGAAACAAAATTTGTGACACTTGGTCGCCTGTAGGCAACAATGCAGTTTCGGTAGTTTGTTATAAATGCATTATGTCAATGGTAGAGCCTCCAAAACCTAGACCAGTTGTAGAAAAGTCTGACAAACCTAGGGGGTGGAAGTTTATGAAAGAGTTTGTAGATGTGGAAGGCAATGTATATCATAAAGGTATTGTACAACCGTCTTTATTTGGAACTTTGAATCCGACAGTTATTGAAGCTAAACCAGATAAGTATAAACTTTCAAAGAAAGAAAAAGATGAATTATTAACTTCAGTAGGTTCAGATGTAGCTGCTTTGAAATCAAAACTTTTTTCAGAAACCAGAAAAGGTGAGCGAGCAAAAATCACTAAAGAATTAAACCAGAAAACAAAACAAATGAAAAAATTGATGTAATATTTGATTGTATCAATACATTTACTTATATTTTATAAAATCAAAAATGAAAAAATGAGTACAGAATCCGTTGAAGTAGATATCTACGAAGAAGAAATTACTAAACCGAAGGGAAAGCGTAAAAAAGAAGCTGACGAAAAAGATGCTAAATTCAATGAAATTGAATATGGTATAAACATCGACGAATCCATAATTTATCTACACGGTGATATTATGATGGGTAATTTGTTTGATTTAATGTCTAAGATTAGAATAATTTTAGCAAACCGTCCGAAGTCAAATGCAAATGACCCAATAACATTGATGTTGAACACAAATGGCGGAGACGTGTATGAAGCGCTAGGCATTATAGATTATATGCAATCTTTGTCAGTCCCAGTTAATGTGGTGGCAAGGGGCCGAGCAATGTCTGCAGGCGCAATGATTTTGTGTTGCGGCACCGGAGTTCGATCGGCTTCTAAACAAACGACTATTATGGTTCACGAAGCTTCTGCAGAAATTTATGGTAAGTCGGCAGACATTAAAGCAAATGCAGACCATATCGACGATTTAGAAGAAGACTTTTATAAAGTAATGGAATCTAAAACCAAACAAAATGCAGACTTTTGGAGAAAGGCCTGCAGAAAGGACTATTACATGTCGGCCGCAAAAGCTTTGGAATTAGGGGTGATTGATGAAATCATTTAATAAATAAAATTAGTTATGACAGTTAATGTTGAACAACAGTGGAATCTTTTAACAGATACCATTAACATACACATTTCCAGTAAAAGGAAATCTGCTCTTTTGAACATGTATGAATCAATGGCAGAGAGAATTTTAACTGCCCCAGCGTCTTCACATTCCACCAGGCATAATTGTTTTCCTGGTGGATATGTTGATCACGTGAATCGAGTAGTCAAAGTCGCTCTTCGTTTGTATGATACATGGCAAGAGTTAGGAGCGAACACACAGAATTACACCAAAGAAGAATTGGTGTTTGCTGCTATTAATCACGATTTGGGAAAGATAGGTTCTTCCACAAAAGACTATTATATTCCAAACGATTCTAAGTGGCACGTAGAACGTGGCCAGATCTATAAAATCAATCCTGAACTTCAATTCATGAAAGTACCAGATCGCAGTATTTATTTGCTTCAAGAACATGGTATTCCATTTTCTGAAAATGAATATTTAGCGATTAAACTGCACGATGGGTTGTATTCTAAAGGAAATGAATCTTATTTGATGTCAGCTCAACCAGAGTTTTCTCTGAAAACTGACCTTCCAATACTTTTACACCATGCAGACCATTTGGCTACACTAATCGAATCTACATTGAATCACGGTATGGAAACAGCAGTTGTCGAATCCGCTCCAACAAAAATCAAATCAAAATTAACAAACGTCAATAACCCAGTTGTTGACCAAAATTTAAAGTCAGCATTTGACGAAATATTCAATTCATAATTTATGATTACAGCATTAATTATAACCTTACTTTCTTCCCTGATATGTGTTTTAATATTCGGGATAGTTAATTTAACTAAACGAATTGAAAAATATGAAGAACATATAGATGAGTTAGAGACTGGAGTCGATTTTTATCGAGATTTGGTTGACAACATCAGACAAGAAATGTTAGAAACACAATCCAGATTAATTGAAGTTGATATACGCGGGTCTTTCGAAGCTGATGATGAAGTTGGATTTGTATTCAAGGACATTAAGTCCTTAATAGAGGACTTAAATTTAAAACTTAAGGCAGTATATGAGTAGTAACACAGAAGTATTGGTTGAAATGCCTAAAACTAGAAAAAGGAATCCGAAGGGAAAGCAGTACTTTACTAAGGAAACTGAAGACGCTATACTATTATACAATCAGATAGAAGATGATATTGAAAGAAACAAGTTATACAGGGACAAAATTAAATATGCCTTTGATAAGTTAGCTGAAAACATCATACACACTTTTAAGTTTTATAATTTCGATGTTCCATATGAAGATGTGAAACATGAAGTGGTAGCTTTCTTAAATGAAAAAATACATAAATACAAAGACCCTTCCAAGGGCAAAGCATTTTCATACTTTTCAATCGTAGCGAAAAATTATTTGATTATTGCTAACAATGGAAACTATGAAAAATTTAAAAACACTGACCAGCCAGAAGCTATAGATGAAAGACGCAATGTAATCAATGAAGTATTGCGTGAGAATGATATTGAAGAAAAGCAAGAGTTTATGGATTTGTTTGTAAATTACATGGACGAAAATCTAGCTTCATTTTTCAAAAAGCAAAACGATATGCTAGTAGCAGATTCTGTATTAGAGTTGTTCAGGAGTCGCGAAAACATCGAAAACTTTAACAAAAAGGCTTTGTACATTCTTATACGAGACAGGACCGGAGTTAAAACGCAATACATAACTCGTGTTGTCAACATAATGAAATGTGTGTATGCTGAAATGTACAGAACTTATAAAGTGACCGGCAGTGCAAGAGTAGATATTTCTAATATTAAAAAGTCAGATTTACTAGAATAAGATATTTATTATAAAGGAATATAATGGATTTCGATATCGAAATATTTAAAGGGAAGAGTTTTTCAGAGCTGATGAAAGACATTTATAGTAACAGCTCAAAAAAAGATAGGCAAATTAACCTATTAATAGGTGAGTTGCGTCCCCTAATTAAGGGGGTGGGCGATGCCACTGTAATAGTACCTCTTATCAAAGAGTATCTAGAAGTCGGTGTTAAGAATGATGAACATTTAGTAAAACTAGCTGCTGTTGTACAGCGGTTAGTTTCTACTAGTACGAAAGTTCAAGCAGAGACTGGCAATTCATGGATGTTGTCTGAAGAGGAAAAGAAACAACTTTTAGGTGACTTAGATGAAATTGCTGGCTCGACAAAAGAAATTAATGAGAAAGTAGTCGAGCTGTCAACTAAACAATCTCAGATTGATTCAGAAACCGAAGTGATATAATGGCTGGAAATGCATTTGTTACAACAGACAGTTCATTTCAAATAATGCCTGCAGAGGTATTTGATATCATTTACTCTGATGATAACCCAAATTTGATTTACGGTATTAAGGCTAAAATCTTAGACGCTACACCTGTTACAGACGTCTCGTCTGCTACAATAATAACTGCAAAGCCACTGAATATTAATTATGTAAGAATTCCCTTGAAAGGAGAAGTAGTTTTACTTTTAAAAGCTCCTAGTTCCTATGCAACCGGCATACGAAATACTTCAGATACATATTATTTGGACATTGTATCTTTGCAGTCTAGCATACATCACAATTCCATACCAACGGTAAGCTTACGTACAACACAACGAACAAATGCCGGGGGTGATTCTAAAGAATATGGCGCAGCTGCTGCAGGGGATATTAAAAAGTCTGATACTCCGAAAGTAGATACTAACTTTTCGGAAAATTCTAATGTAAAACCTTTACAGCCTTATATCGGCGACGTGATACTTTCCGGAAGATATGGTAATTCAATTCGATTCTCTACCAATCCAAAGTCTGGAAATTTCAAAGTAAAACCGAATTGGACAGGTGGCGATCCTTCGGCCCCGATAACAATTATACGAAATACAAAACAAACAAAGTCAACTTCAAAAATCAACGATTTTGTTACTGAAGACTTCGTCAATGACGACAACGTTGTTGTCTTAGCGTCTGGACAAAAGATACAATTTAAACAAGCTTCTACAGAACTTTCATCTGTTAACAGTAAAGGATTGACTTCGTGGAAAGCTGAAAATTGGGGTACGACTCCTCAAGCATTGATATCTTCGGGTAGAATAATATTAAATAGTACGCAAAAAGAAATAATGCTTTTTGCAAAGAGTGGTATTGGATTGTCTTCAGCTACTGCTATAGCAATAGATGCTAAAGACAATGTATCAATCAATGCAAAAAAGATAGAACTGGGTACCGACGCTACACAACCTGTAATATTAGGAACTGACTTTTTAACGGCTTTAGGAGCATTGACAGTGATTACTCCTACAGGACCTTCAGCTCCATTACAATCTTCTCCTACTTGGGCACAAGTGCAGCAAGCAGTTTCAAAGATATCGTTTGTAAAATAGTAATTTATTCTTAATCAAAATAATTATATAAAAGAAAGTATATGAATTCAAAGGCTTTTATACAAGCGCTTCGCAAAGTAATTCGTGAAGAAGTGCAGTTAGCTGTACGTACTGAATTAGGTAAAATCGGAGAAATGATTACAGAAAACAGAACTGCTAAACCAGCAGCTGCAAAATACACTGAGTCGTATCGGCCAACAAAACCGCAACCCACAGTTACAAAAAGACCAGCAGTAAAACAGTTTAGTAGCAATGCACTATTAAACGAAATTTTAAATGATACAGAGATGTTATCTTCTAATGATTACATGGAAGATTTAAACGAAAACATCAATTATAATGACTATTCTGAATGGCCGACTATGAAAGGAGGTATGGACAGAACAATGGCAGCAGTTCCTCCAGTATTGTCTGATGTTAACGGCAACCGAGTTGATACTGTACAGTTAGCACAAACAGAAGCTGGCGCAGCAGTTGTCAATGCATTAACAAAAGACTATTCTGCAATATTAAAAGCGGCGAAAGCAAAATCAAAAATAGGTAGATAATGGCATATGAAGTTAAGGTAGCATCGGATAAATTATTTCCAGACGTAGCTGTAGGAGTTAAACTTCCTATTGTAACTACAGGCGGGCAGTTATTTAATCAATCGTATTCTACACAAGACCAAGCCATTTCCAATTTAAAAAATTTAATTTTGACTCGACAAGGTGAGCGATTATATCAACCGCTGTTCGGCACAAAGTTACAAGACGCTTTATTTGAACAAAATACTGCTGTGATAAAAGAAGTAATTAGAACATCTATTACAGATGCTGTTGGCTTTTGGTTACCATACATTACTATTAATAGTTTAAAGGTAGAAACTGTAGTAGCTGTTGGAACATCTAACGAAGAACATGGAATTACTGTTAGTATGGTCGTGTCTGTAAACGGGCAGTCTTCAGGAATTCCGATTACATTTTTAATTACATCTAATTCAATACAAGAATTGTATGCAACAACTTAGAAAAGATATACGATATCTAAATAAAGATTTTAGTCAATTTCGTGCAAACCTGATAGAATTTTCACGCAATTACTTCCCTAACACTTACAATGATTTCAATGAATCTTCACCGGGGATGATGTTCATTGAAATGGCATCGTATGTAGGAGACGTTCTGTCGTATTACACCGATAAACAACTAAACGAGTCCTTTCTCGAGACAGCGGTATATAGACCTAATGTGCTTTATTTGGCAGCAAATACGGGGTATAAAATTAAGAATACGGTGCCCGCTACAGTGGACTTAGATGTATTCCAGTTGTTACCTGCCGTGTCGACAAGTACTGGTAAAGTTCCTGATTGGAACTATGCACTTACATTGAATGAAGGTATGACAGTTCAGGCAGATAACTCATCTATTGAGTTTAGAACTACAAGCTTGGTAAACTTTCATACATCAAGTAGTTTTGACCCAACGTCGGTGTCAATTTATCAAGTAAATGACGTTGACAATACACCGGAATATTACTTGATTAAAAAGACTGTAAAAGCTATTGCAGGAACAGTTAAGACTCAATCATTTTCATTTGGTTCGGCAAGGCGTTTTGATAAAATACTTCTTCAAGATACAAACATCATCGAAGTGGTATCGATTGTAGACTCTGATGGTAATGAGTGGACTGAAGTTCCTTATTTAGCTCAGGATACCGTTTTTGAGTCTATAGCAAATACGGCACAAAACGACCCAGACTTGTATACTTACAGCAATGTTCCATATCTTTTAAAACTTAAGAAAACTGCGCGCCGCTTTATAACTAAATTCCGTCCAGATTCCAATTTGGAAATTCAATTCGGTTCAGGCGTGTCAGTAGATTCTGATGAAGAGATAATTCCAAACCCAGACAATGTGGGTTCAAATTTATCAGGTCTCCAATTGCAATATGACCAGCCTATCGATCCGTCAAACTTCATGTATACAAAGACATATGGGTTGGCACCGTCGAATACCACATTAACAGTTACATACACTGTTGGCGGCGGAGTTGAGTCCAACGTACCCGCATCAACTTTGAAAACTGTAACTGGTGTACAATACAGTATTGATTCAACCACTTTAGATACCACTTTATTAAATAGAATTAAAGCTTCTGTGGCATGTACAAATCCTAGTCCAGCCGCGGGAGGTAAGTCACAGGAATCTATAGAAGATATTAGGCAAAATGCGATGGCAAACTTTGCGACTCAACAAAGAAATATCACTGACCAAGATTACGTAGTTCGTGCATATACAATGCCTTCTAGATTTGGTTCTATAGCCAAGGCGTATGTTATACAAGACCAAGCGATGAATACCAATCCATCAAACGGAGTTCAAATAAACAATCCATTGGCAATCAATTTATACACTTTAGGATATGATGTTAACGGTAGTTTAACGCAACTGAACCCGGCTGTAAAGAAAAATTTACAGACATACATTGACATGTATCGTATGTTAACTGACGCAGTGAATATCAAAGACGCATATATAATTAATGTTGGTATTGAATTTGAAGTTATAACACTTCCGGAATACAATTCCAATCAAGTAATATTGAATTGTATAAATGAATTGAAATCTGCATTTTCTATTAAACAATGGCAAATCAATCAGCCAATTATACTATCAAAGTTATACACAATGTTGGACAGAGTAGACGGTGTGCAATCTGTTAAATCAATCAACATTAAAAACTTGTACGACGCCGCGGTGGGATATTCAGGAAATGTATATGACATCGCAGCTGCGACTAAATCAGGAGTAATATACCCTTCTTTAGATCCTAGCATTTTTGAAATAAAATACCCTAACACAGATATTATTGGTAAAGTAGTATCGCTTTAAAATTAAAAAAATATGTATTGGTCAATACCGGCGTCAAAGGACGCTACCATATATGAAGTGGACCCTTATAGAAATACTGGTTTAGATGAGATTTTAGAAATCAAAGCCGGATATGATGCAACTTCTGGAGATTTTGTAGAAGCTAGAGTTTTAATACAATTCGACGAAATTAATTCAACACTGAATTATATTAAAAGTCGTTATGCACCGAGCGGGAGTATATCTTCTTACTTGATATTACATACAGTACAAAAGTCCGAACTTCCAGAAACTTATAAAATAAAAGCATTGAAAGTTGTGGACGGATGGTTGAATGGTTCTGGATACACTACATTGCCAGCTGGAACTATTTCTAGTACATATGAAAGTGATGGCGTCACTTGGAAAACAGTTGCTGGATATGGTAGTACAACATGGGTGGACGCTGCTACATCTTCTAGCTCACAAATATCATATACATCATCACCCGGTGGCGGCGACTACAGTGGTTCAATTACAGCAACGGCGTCATTTAATTTCAAGAAAAATGATAACGTTATCATAGATGTTAGCAATATTGTTAACACATGGAGCAGTGGTAGTCAAAATTCAGGATTTTTATTAAAATTTGATACAACTTTCAATTCTTCTAGCTTTTCACAAGGAATGCCAACTATACAGGTGTATTCTTCAGAAACTCATACAGTATATGAACCACAATTATTATTTGCTTGGAATGACCAGACATACACTGTTAGTAGTTCATCATTCACAGCTTTCACAGATTCGTCAGTAATATATCCAATAGTATTTAAAAATTCATACCCGCAAGGAACTGATGTTCGTGTAAATTTAGGTGTTCGTCCTCGTTACCCTAGAAAAACATTTTCACAAAACACCGACTTTTCTACTTTAAGTGCATTACCACAAACATCTTATTATCAAATTCGTGACGCACATAATAATGAAATTATAATGCCTTTTTCGCAATTTACAAAAATTAGTTCAATTGATACATCTGGCACACTACAAACATACTTTAATTTTTATACAGGTCCTCTATACCCGGAGAGATTTTACCGAATTGAATTTAAAGTTCAATACAATAACGGAATAATAGAATATATTGACTCTGACGACTTTATATTCAAAGTTACTTATAACGATACTTTTAACGGTGATAATATTATAACATAATGAATCAGATATATAATTTACAAGAGTTTTATCCCCCGAAACTAGTTTCCGGAGAAATTGATCCCGATGTTGTAAAAAATATCAAGTATCGGCCATATCCAACAAGCTCTTTAGGCGTAGTCATTTTAGATGAAAATACTGACCTGACCGATGACAGGAAGTTTATCAACTTATACACTGGCAAAGCTTCGTGGAAAAAAATTCAGCAAGTCGTTGATACAACATTTTCTGAATTGTCTACAGGAATGATTCCTTTTGGATACACGATTACTGTTGTTCAATCACAGGCAGATTCTAATAACTTAGTTGAGAATTTGAAGAATGTAGTACGCAATAGTGTCATTGCCGACGCAACCAATACTGTATAGTTAAATATTTCAAGTTTATATCTTAAAAGATATTTATTAATAAATTGAATTAATGTTATCAGTTTATTCCAATCAACAAGAAATTTTAAATTCTACTGGTAAAATAAAACTTACACGAATCAACTCTGTTGATGCGTCGCTATTACCAATTAAACAACATGCAGTAAAATTTGCCGAGTCGTATACACCGTCTTTGGAAATACATGTATATACTCCAGACGGCGTATATCTAACAAGTAATTACGGTGCGAAGTTTACGACAGGTTTAAATGATACTACGTCACAGAATGTAACACCAGAGCATATTTCTATAAATTTAGTTGATAATTTCACTGAATTAGGAATAAGTAGAGGGCAGTACAAAGTTATATACAATGTATTTGACAGTGTACTAGGTTCTCCCGACGGCACAAAGTTGTGGATTAAAGAAATCTCAAATTCTAGAACTGAATTACGTCTGCAGTTATTTGATAACAATAGAACAATGGCAAGACAGTTTTCTGACTTGCTGACTAGATGGAACACTGCAATAACAAATGACCAATTTGACACTTATTTATTAAACTTCGGGGCCAATCAAACTTATCAAATTGTCGACTTTAAGTTTGGAGGCGATGGCAATAAAATAGACGGGGCGCCTGAAATATTAGTAAAGTTATACAATCCACTGCCTATAGAGTTTGTAGAAAAAACTCAGTTATGGATATCTGAAGAAATTACTACTCCGATCGCAGAATCTGTATTACTTGTTCCGAAATACACCCCTGTAGTGTATAACACGTTGTCGGGCCCGAATTTCAATCTAGGTGAGTATGAGAAAACTTCCATAGCTACTGACTTTAAGTCTTGGAACGATTTGTTAGGTTCTAGCTTGACAACATCACAACAGTTAATAGATTCATACTTCCCTTCGGGGAGCTTAACAGGAGTCAAACTAAATATCAACTATCGTTTATTTGATAACTTTGTACACTTTAGTTCAGCAACTGAAAGAGTTGAAAACTTCTATTACAAATTACAACAAATTGAACATTACTCTGACCAGATAGCAGTTGTGTCCGGAGTCGACGGCGGTTCGATAGCACAAATCAACTTAAACGATTTAAACTCGAAAAGAAATGCTGTAGTTAGTAGCTTTGACGATTTTGAAAAGTATTTGTTTTTTGAATCTACAGATACATCATTGTATTCAAATTACGATGCATCAGGGTCGATATCCCCATGGCCAAAAACAGCGCCTGCTCCGATGACTTGGTCAACAATGTTCGGTATGTGGGCTTCGCAAGCATCGACTTGGTCAACGTGGTCAAGTACTGCTACCGATGCCTACGGATATTTTAATATACAGGCTCGTACAGACTCAGACGCTGGTATTACATATTTCAACAATTTAGTTTCACAGGCACAGATATATGACAGGGCTAATATACATAAGTTACAAAATTCTATACCAACGTATTTGTTAGAGACTGAGGCTGACACCGGTGGGAATGAGCTTTCTCTATTTGTTCATATGCTAGGACAGCATTTTGATATACTTTGGACATACATTAATAATTTAACAACTATTAATTCTAGAGAAGAACATCCTAAAGATGGTATGCCAAGTGACTTACTTTATCACGTCGCGGCATCTCTAGGATTTCCTTTGTTGAACGGAAAATCTACCACTGAGTTGTGGAACTATGCTTTAGGTCTAGACTACAATGGAGCTACTATCAATAACAGCACCGCTACTAGCATACCAGGCTCGGAAAATACTAAAGAAGTTTGGAGAAGAATTGTCAACAATCTTCCATACATATTAAAGTCAAAGGGTACGTCGCGATCGATTAAAGCATTGCTTTGTTGTTTTGGCATTCCATCAACAATATTGACTATTAAAGAATACGGCGGCCCCTCAACATTTACTGATAATGACCATTATCCAGAATACGTTCATGATGTGTTTCATTATGTGTGGAATTCTTTTTCGGGTAGTTTAAAACTTCCTGTAAATCAATATACTAATGCTCAAGGAGCATCTGTATATCCGAATACATTGGAATTCCGATTTAAAACAGATTACAATTTTAACTATTCTATAGGCTCTACATTTTATGTATTTCATGCTTCAAGTTCTTTATTTACCGGTTCATTACAATTGAAAAATGACAATGGTAATACTGGTACATTAACTTACTATTTATCTGGGTCAAGCGGAAGTATTAGCAACATATCATTGTTTGATAATTCATGGCAGCATGTAGTAATTGATAGAACTGATGGCACAGGAAGCTTGAAAGTTGCAAAATCATTGTATGGAAAGACTGTATATTTGCAGTCGGCTTCTTTATCATTGAACAATTTACCTGCACTGCAAGAAACTATATACTTTAGCCCTTCGATATACATTAATCGATTAATCGGAGATTTTCATGAAATACGTTTATGGTCAGGTTCTTTAAACGACGAAACTATTTCTGAACATGCAGCTTCGCCATATACATACACGTTTGACACTAATAGGTCAGCGGTATTTTCTGGTCAAGAAGGAGCAAAACCATACGACCATTTGTTGCAAAGGTTCAGCTTAAGTTCGAATGTAATTAATACTTCATCGTATACACAAGATACTATTCATCCTAACCAAACTATTAACACTGGTTCAATATATTTTGTCAATCATTCACTTAATCAATTCAGTGCTATAGAAGAAACGTATTACACCCCATCCCCTTCGCTAGGAGGTAATAGTCTATATACAAACAAAGTGCGAATTGATTCTGCAAGTTTAGACACGACAAAGCGCTTAAACACTGCTACAAGAATTGAAAGGTCTAGTTTAGATAAGTATTCGATTGATTCTAACCGTTTAGGAATTTATTTTTCTCCACAAAATGCGATTAATGAAGACATATTTAATCAGTTAGGATACTTTGAGTTAGACGATTATATCGGAGACCCCACAGATGTTTACAATGATACATTTACAACACTTGCGCAGTTTTCCAAAGCATATTGGAAAAAATATAAAGGTAAAAATGATTTTGAAAAATATTTCAAAGCTATAGAGTTATACGACTTTACATTATTTACGTATATTAAACGACTATTACCGCACAGAAGTAATGTAATTTCTGGATTGGTATTAGAACCAAACGTCTTAGAAAGAAGTAAGATACGAATAGCTAGAAAGCCTGTAACAGAAGATTTGAAACACGATGCTGAAATCGTTAATACTGATACCATGCCGACAGTATCAGGGGCTGTTAGTGATAACGGCTATGGAATAGTTGAAAATTTTACTGAAATTGACAAATTAGGAACTTCTTGGGTGCAACACAGATTCTCTGGTAAGTATAAAATAACTGAATCCGGGTCGTACAATCCTATTCAAACTATTGTTTTAGGTTCTAGACAATCTTTAAACTTATACGAGACGGTATATTTTTACAGTTCAGCTGCATCAGCATCGATGCGTTTACCATCATCATCAAGTTACGTTCTGTCTGAAGTGAATAAATTCATGGGCACTGGATATGATAATTCTAGATATTACGGTAGTAGGTTGGTAGGTAGCGCAATTAACGTAGATTCCCCATATACAATAGATGGCGGGCCCGTAGTCAAGATAACAAAAGTGAATCCTAACCAATTAGTATTTGCTGCAAACCAAATTACAACAGTTAACCAGGCTACGACTGGAGTACAACGCAAAACTATTTAATAGATTTTTAAGGATTTGATATTTATTTAAAAAGAAGTACATAAAAATGGGATACTTAAATAATTCGAGCATCACAACAGATGCGATCTTAACAAAAAAGGGCAGAGAGTTACTTGCACGTAACGATGGCTCTTTCAACATTACACAATTCGCAGTTGCTGATGATGAAATAGATTATGGGTTGTGGAACCCAGCACACCCATTAGGTTCTGACTACTATGGGGTTATTATTGAAAATATGCCTTTAGTAGAAGCATTTGCAGACGAATCTAACGTCATGCGATATAAGTTGTTAACACTTCCAATGAAAACTGCTAGAATACCAGTAATTTCTGTTGGGCAATCTTCAGTAACACTGACTTCTCCTGGTCAGACGTTTGTTATTACACCATCAACAATCAACTATGACTCGGGCAATGCTACATTAGGATACACTGCTATACTTTCTAATTCAGATGCTGCAGCGCTTCAGGTAGCTGTTCCAGTTACCTCTGGTGTTTCGCCTACACTTCCTAGATTTATTGGAGATGCTGAAGCAGCACAAACTGTATCGGCAACTGGTTTCAGCTTCACTGTTGTGGCAAAACAACAATTGGTTTCAGATGTCAATGCAACTGTAACTATTATTGGTAATGAGACTGGTGGCAGAACTACTATTAATTTAACAATTAAGAAGACTGTACTTGCAACTGCAACTGGTGTTCCAATTACTAACGCTCAATAATAAAATTTATAAATAAACTATATGGCATTAAATAATAGACAGTTGACTACTTCGACAACTGCTGGCACAAATCCAACAGCGAATCCCACTGCTCCTATATTAACTGAGTCAGATGTACAAGTAAGGGCCGAAGTAATCGCTAAACAAATAGTTGACGCACAAGTAAAACAGTCACAACTGGCTTCTTCAGGAAGAACTTTTACTAGATTTGATTTGATTTCGGACATAACTCCTTCACAAAAGACTTTGGTAACGACTGGACTGTTTTCACAAGGAGCTGGCTCGTTAGCAGCTTTATATACATCTTCTTTGGAATCAGACGCTTCTAAACAATATTATTACGAAGTTTGGGACGGTACCTCTTCAACAGCAAGTCCAGTATTTTCAGTAGCTTACGGTAATAGACTGGGCTCAGGTTCATCAGCAGCTGGTACTTTGCAAGACTCTCCTTCAAAAGCAATATATTCACAATATAGACTTTTGTTGTTAGATCCAAGCGATACAACATTTACATTTGGAGACGGAACTGATTCAGATTCAATATATCCGATTAACTTTAACAGAGCACGTCTTAAAGATAAATTAGACCCCGGAAACTGGCAAATTACTTTAGGTTCTTTGAATGGAGCCGCGTATTCTAACAACGCGTTTACGGGTTCCAATGTACAGTTCTCAGGTTCAAGTTACATTTCATTAATCGACGATTCCGGACAAACTGCACAAACAAATATAACTACTGGTGGTAGAGTATTTAATATTGTATCCGGCTCAGTTGCTAATGGTATATACAACTCAAGCAATCCAGTATATTATGGTTTGGCTTATCCAGACATGGGTATTTTAATTTTAAACGGCAACATGTTAGATGCATCAGCATCATTTAATACAGTTTCCGGTTCAAATACTCCTGGAAACAATGCGTGGAAATTGTTTACTTCTATATCTGGCTCTACAGCAGCTAATCCAACAAATAAATCAGTACAAGCTAGAAATGAAGAAACTATTACTTCAATACACTATTTTGTAAGAGTTAAAAATGCAGAGTATAATTTTTCTAACAACCCAACATTTACAACAGGTTCTGTAGGAGAGTTTGCACAACCTACATTTATCGGAGACCCTAAAACATACATTACCACTATTGGATTGTATAATGATAGGCAGGAACTTCTAGCAGTTGCAAAACTTTCGCAGCCAATACAAAAGTCGTTTAGTAATGAGGCGCTGGTGAAGATTCGGCTTGATTTTTAACGTACTCAATTAATTTCTAATAAAATGGGCTCTTTGATATTTATATTAAAGAGCCTTTATACTATATGAAAGGAGTGTTTAAGAGTATTGATGGTCGCGATCGTTCAATAACACCATTTAAAGCATACAAATCTTGGAAATTTTCAGACACTGGAAGTCTCAGTATATATGGCATCGATAGGCTCGTCGCTATTAAACCAAATACAGACGTATTTAGTGGTAATATAGTTACGTTGGATTCGACTCAAGTTTTCGCGGATACTGGTTCGTATTTAGTGAATGTTGCAAATGGTCTTCCAACATCACTCACTTGGTACAGCCTAAATCATTTGTATTATAAAAGAGCGGGCCGGCCTTACGAAACTTTTGGTAATACAGACCATCAAGCCATACAAAGAAAATTGTATACAGAAGCTTCAGTTTTCAGTATTCCACAATTATGTATGGGAGAAACTTTAAAGCCAGGTTCTGTATCAATATCTTTAGAACCAACAGCCTCTGGATACCCTACAATCAATTTAGTTGATGATGGAAATGGTAATTTGATAGACACTGCGCTTAGCAGCTCAGTTTCAAATCAAATATTTTATCTTCGTTTAAACGAATCTACATATGAGGCTGATTGGAGTACTGCCAATTCCGCAACTTACAGCACTTCAGATATACAAGAATTTAAAATAGATGCAATTAATAAAGAAATTAATTGCATAGGAAAAAATATTCAATTAGCTCCTAAACCAATAGCAAACACTTGGGGCAATGCAGCATTTTTCTTCAATAACAGCTATGTACGTATACCTAACAATGACTCGGTAAATTTCACACAAGATACAGATTTTACACTAGCATTTTGGTACACAAATACATGTGCTGATTTAGAAACTGATTACGTTGTTACTAAAAGAACTATAGCAACTGGCACTACATTGAATGATGGAATATTAAATACTGGAAATGTTAATTTAAACAAGTCACAATATCCGTTTGAAATTTCATATAGACCAGACCCCGTAATTCCAAACCAAGGTATATTGTCTTGTAAACAATCTTCGGGCGGCTCAACAACTGAATTAACTACAACATATTATTCCGACGGAACTAGAAATCATATCGCTTTTGTTAGTGCAAATAACACATTGCAGCTATGGGTTAACGGAATTTTAGTAGACTCTGATTCAAAACCTACAGGCAACATTCAAAATGCTGCGGATATTTTTATCGGGTCTTTAGGAGTGGATTCAAATAACGATGGCAAGTATGGAATTTCTGGTGCAATAGATGAATTTTTCATATTCAACAAAGGACTTGTGCAATCAGAAATACTTCAATTAGCAGATACTTCGCTTAGCACAATGGCAAATAATACAAATATAGTTGGAAACGTGTTTTACGAACATGGAATTGTAGTAATCTCAGATCCTAGACTTCGTTACGGAAATTCCACATTTAGATTTTTTAACGACACAATACTTAATACAATAACAATAACACAAGGTACAAATACATTATCAGCATTCAGTTTAAACTTCTCGTCAACAGTTAGTATGTATGAACATGAATATTTATGCAGACTAAATGAAGATGAGTTCAATTTTACTTTGAATCCAACAATTAGACGTAATGACGATGTAAATTCACAAATTCCTAAAGACATTGTTTCAAATGCAGCATTTTCTCCCTACATAACTACCATTGGACTTTACAATGACAAATATGAATTGGTAGCAATTGCAAAATTAGCATCCCCAGTAAAAAAGAGAGACACTGTCGATTTAAACATCGTAGTTCGTTTCGATATATAATTAGTTTATGGCAAAAAAGAAATTTTCAAAAAAAGCAGTTGCAGCAAAATATGGGTTTCGTAGTGGTTTAGAGTTAGACATCAGCGAAGCTTTGCAAAATCAAGGTATCGACGGAGAATATGAAAAACATGTCATCAACTACACCAAACCAGCAACCAATCACAAATACCATCCAGACTTTCGTCTACCTAACGGCATATTTGTGGAAACAAAAGGCCGTTTCTTAACTGACGATCGTAAAAAACATTTGTTAATTAAAGAACAACATCCTGAATTAGACATCAGGTTCCTGTTTCAAAATTCCAAGACCAAAATATCCAAAGCATCGAAAACCACTTATGCTGATTGGTGTGATAAACACGGGTTCAAATATGCGGATAAAATCATTCCGGAAGAATGGTTGAAATAATTTTTTACATTCAATAGATTATACTATATTTGAATAGATGGTAAATACTAGACTAACTCAAATATTAGAATCGGTTTTAGAAAAAGGTAAAGCAACTAATAAAGGACACATTGCTTTCTTCTGTCCGTTCTGTCATTAGCAAAATAATTATAATTTTTTATATTTTTTTATAACTACTTACATATTTATTAATATATGAAAACAACCAAATCAATTCAATTAAATGAAAAATTGCACATTCAATTAAAAGAATATTGTAATTCAAAAGGGTTGAAATTGCAATCATTTGTTGAAAAATTAATAGAATATGAATTACGAGAAAATCTACGATCGAATAATCAAGAAAGCAGTTTTGGAAAATCGAAAGAAATCTAAAGACCAATATTTTGAAAGACATCACATTATACCGAAATGTCTGGGCGGCAGTAATGAAAAGGAAAATTTAGTTCTTTTAACTGCTCGTGAACATTTTATATGTCATAGACTACTATGTGAAATACATCCGTATAATAAAAAATTATGGTATGCATTAGATGCTATGTTAATATTAAATTCTGATAGAAACTATACAATTGGTTCAAGACTATATAGTATAGTCAAGGAAAATATACGCGAGTGTAAAAGTGAATTTTTACGTATCAATAATCCAATGAAAGCTGAACACTTACGTAATAAAAAGAGTAAAGAAATGTCAGGCGATTCTAATCTAATACATCGATTAACTGATGAGCAGAGGCGCCGACACGCTGTTAATGTTAGTTTGTCAAAAATAGGGGCTAAAAATCCTAATTCTAAAAAATGTATGTTTTTAGCGTCGGGAGAGACTTTTGATAGCGGTGCCGATATGATAAGAAAAATGAACTTAAAAATAACTGCTAATTACGCGGTAAAAATTGGAATAGCGAAATGGATACTATAAATGCGGCTTTATTAAATTTATTATCAACTGTTCTAGGCTCGTATAGAAAAACTTCAAAAAATAATTATGCATTTGCATGCCCGTTTTGTCAGACTACGAAAAGGAAATTAGAGGTACAGTTAATAACAAATAGTAAGAATGAAAACCCATGGCATTGTTGGGTTTGTTGCAGGGGCGGTAAGAAGCTTCCAACGCTGTTTAAAACGCTTAATTTGGGGCGCGATATCATTGCGGAATTGTACTCGGCGCTGAATATCCAACCTAAATATAACTTTAATACTCCAGGCGAAAATTACCAACCTATGACGGTTGTAGAGCTGCCTAAAGAATACATTCCTTTATATCAACCATCTAATTCAGTTGAATACAAAAATGCTTTCTTTTACTTAAGAAATAAAAGAAAAGTTACGTTGTCTGAAATAGTAAAATATAATATCGGATATTGTGAATCAGGAGAGTATGCTAAAAAAGTAATTATACCTTCATACGATGAAACGGGAAAGTTGAATTACTTTGTAAGCAGAGCGTATTACGAAGAAGATACAGTTAAACATAAAAACCCAGATGTATCTAAAAACATAGTTGGTTTTGAATTGTTTATTAACTGGTCACTTCCCATAGTTTTAGTAGAGGGTTCTTTCGATGCCATAGCAGTTAGGAGAAATGCAATTCCACTGTTTGGAAAAACTATATCAGATGAATTGCGTAAGAAAATTATTGAAAATAAAGTTTCCAAGCTGTTTATCTGTTTGGATAAAGACGCACAAAAGCAAGCACTGCAACATGCGGAATATTTCATGAACAATGGAGTGGAAGTGTATTTTGTAGATTTGCAAGAAAAAGACCCAGCAGACATTGGATTTGAAAAAATGTGTAAATTAATTAAAGAAACTCAACCTTTGACGTTTGCAAAGTTCATTGAGTATAAATTGTTTAGATAATGAAGATTAAAAAAATTGACATTGGTATTGATAAAATTGATAAAATATACCATATCAGCGATATACATATTCGAAACCTTAAGCGACATAAAGAATATAAAACTGTATTTGATAGAACTGTAGAAGCAATTAAGTCTACGTTACAACCGAATGACATTATCTTTTTAGGAGGAGATATTGTGCATGCTAAAACAGACATGACTCCGGAACTTGTACAATCAGTACAGGAATTTTTCAAACAATTTGCAGATGTTGCTCCGACAGTTTTAATTACCGGAAATCACGACTGTAATTTAAACAATAAATCTAGATTAGATGCACTAACACCAATTGTAAATGCACTAAATCACCCAAATTTATTTTATTTGAAGGATTCCGGGGTGTATCAACTCGCTGACAAACATTTCACAGTAATGTCAGTATTTGACAAGCCTAAAGATTTTATCAAAGCGAGCGATTTCAAAGGAAAGTACAAAATTGCATTACATCACGGAGCAGTGGACACTGCAATGACTGATATAGGATTTCGATTGGTAAATGACCACGTTAATATTGAAACTTTTGATGGATATTCGATTTGTATGTTGGGTGATATTCATAAACCCAATCAAACGTTGCAAGAATATTCATATGAAGAATTAGAAGTTGATGAAAGAGAATTAGATAAATATTTGTCAGATGGATGGGAA